CAGTGCAATAGGGCTCTCGGCATGTTCAGAGATAGTGCGAAAATCCTTTTGTCTGCTGTTGAATATCTAAAGAATTTAGGCAGCTATGGGGACGACAGCTATGCCGATTAGGAAGCCTCAGCAGTCTCTCAAGGACTGGGGCGCCCAGAAATGGCAAACCAAATCCGGCAAGCCGTCGAGCAAGACCGGCGAGCGTTACCTTCCTGCGGCAGCGATTAAATCGCTGACTCCGAGCGAATATGCTGCTACGACGAAAGCCAAGCGCGAAGGCAAGAAGGCGGGTAAGCAGTTTGTCGCTCAGCCTAAGGCCATCGCCAAAAAGGCGGCGAGATTCAGATGACCACTAGCGGAAACTTTTGCGTTTACAAGATTACCAATCAGGTAAATGGGAAGTTTTATATCGGCATTACAAGAAAAACAGCCGAATTTCGATTTAGGCAGCACGTTAACAATGCCCGTCACAAGACCAAGTATAGCCGACTTGCAGCTGCTATTATCAAATACGGAAAAGAAAATTTTTTTGTAGAAGTTCTAGAAAATCACAGCAGCGACGAGCAAGTGAAGTTGGCGGAAATGCGCCTCATTAAAGAAACTTGTCCGCACTACAATGTGACGCTGGGCGGGGATGGGACAACGGGACACACCCTTAGTGAGGAGCAGCGCCAGAGGGCGAGAGAGCGGATGCTGGGGGCTAAAATTAATCTTGGCAATAAGTGGCCAATTGAAAGAAAGGTCGCCCTCAGCGCAAAGCTGAAGGGCAGGAATCCGCCCAACGAAACGCAGTTTATGCGTGAAACGAGGGTCGCAAATTGCAGGAAGCATGCGCTAGAAACTAGGCGCAAGGTCCTCTGCGTTACCACTGGCTTGCAGCACGAGAGCGTTTCCTCCGCAGCCAAGGCGCATGGTTTGTGCAAAACCACGGTGTCTGCTATATGCCGCAAGAAGAGGAAGGCCGCGTATGGCATCCAATTTGAATTTGTGGTGGCAGCATGACAACATCGAATTCATACACATTTGGCACGACCGAACAGATCGATATCATCACGGAAGCCTACGAGCGCGTGGGGCGAAATCCTGCGTCTCTGAGCTCCAACGATATCGACAGCGCCCGTCGTTCGATCAACTACATGTTCTCCGACTGGGCGAACAATGGCCCGAACCTGTGGGCCGTGGATCTGCAGTCGGTTGTTCTGACCCCGGGCACGCTTTACTACGACCTGCAGCCGCGCACGGTGTCGCTGCTGCAGGTCTACACGCGCACGATGTCGGGCGCTCAGGCCACCGATCTCATGATGTCGCCGATCAGCCGTGCCGAATACGATGCCATCCCGAACAAGGCACAGTTGGGCCAGCGCCCGTTTCAGTATTATTTTGAGCGCACGATCACACCGCGCATCTACATCTGGCAGGCGCCGCAATCAGCGGGCGTCACGCTCTTCTATCACCGCATGAAGATTCAAGAGGATGCCGGCGCGTTCACTGACAGCATGGACGCGCCGAACCGCTGGATGGAAGCAATCGCTGCCGGGCTTGCCGCCAAGCTGGCCGTGAAGTTCGCTCCTGACCGCCTATCGTTCCTTCAGGGTCTTGCCGATGGCGCCTATGATCGCGCCTCTGCGGAAGACCGTGAGCGCGTGCCGCTTCGTATCACCATCGATCCCACCGGAGGCTACTGATGCAGTACGCATATGGACGGGGAAAGAAGCATCGGACTGGGCCCGAGTTCGACGCGAAGGATCCAAAAGCTATCGCGATATGCGATGGCTGCGGCTTCCTCGTGCAGCACACTCACCTCCGGGAGAAGAAGGACTATCGCGGCGGCTCGACTCCGGTTGGCCTGAAGATCTACGTCTGCGCCTCGTGCGACGATGTTCCGCAGCCCTATTTCAGCCGTCTGCTGCTGCGCCCGGACCCGGTGCCGGTTCAGAACCCACGCCCGGATTCACAGGACGCGCAGACGGACGCTCAGGAGGTTGCTGCTAACGCTTTCTCGCTTTACCTGAATCAGCTATACGGATTGGCGTAATGGCCCAAGCCGTGAGTGGAGAACAACAATGAGTGCTTCCGGGTTTACGCCCATCCAGTTGTACCGTTCGACCACTGCGGCTGCGGTGCCCACGGCGGGCAACCTCGTGGCGGGCGAACTGGCGATCAACCTCACCGACGAGAAGCTGTATTTCGAGAACGCCAGCGGCGTCGTCAAGGTGCTGGCGGACTCGACATACGTCGGCACGGTCACCTCGGTGAACGCTTCGGGCGGCACGACGGGCATGACGTTCAGCGGTGGCCCGATCACTAGCTCAGGGACGCTGACGCTCGCTGGCACGCTGGCTGTGGCCAATGGCGGGACGGGCACGGCAACCGCCTTCACTGCCGGCTCTGTTGTGTTCGCAGGTGCGTCGGGCGTTTACACGCAGGACAACGCCAATCTGTTCTGGGATAACGCCAACGACCGTCTGGGGATTGGGACGGCGACGCCGGGGGTTACGCTTGATGTTGCTGGCGATAATGTTCGTCTTACCCGCGCCGCAAATCCGCCAGCTTTTCTTGGGCGTCAATCGCAAGGCACTCTAGCCGCGCCTACCGCGACCGTTTCAGGGGACCAGATTACCGCTTTCGGTGGTTTTGGCTACACGGGCGCTGCGTACACCTCGACTCCCGCTGCCGCTATGCGTTTTCTGGCGCTTGAGACGTTTACCTCAATCGCAAACGGCGCTGGGGTTACTTTTGAGACTACGCCGATAGGCTCTACCACTAGCTCGCGCACCGAACGTATGCGCATCGACAGCAGCGGCAACGTCATGGTCGGGACAACCTCCGCCACAGGTCTGTTTTCTGTGGCTGGCGTGTCTTACGGCCAGATGATCGCCACCGACATCTTCGGTGTTCTCGGTAACAACCTATATTACGGCACTGGGGACTTCCGCTATATCGGGAACGGCCACGCCTACGGTTGGACGCAGGGCAATACTGACGGCGCTGATTACCGGCTGCTTTACGCTGGGAACAACACCAGCGGTGCCGGAGCGGTAGCCACTACATCGGAGCGTATTTACATCACCAGCGCGGGCAACGTCGGGATTGGGACGAGCAGCCCCGCCGTAAAGCTGGATGTGATCGGCGCCATCTACTCTCGTCCGGGCGGAGCAGCCGGTGCGGTCGCAGAGCTTACTGCGGATGCATCTTCCGGTGCCAATGGCATTTCGCTTATCGCCGGGTTTACCAGTGGCGGCTACGGCCCCATCAAGCTGCTGACTTCCGCCACAGAACGTATGCGCATCGCCAGCAATGGCTTTGTGGGTGTGGGCACTTCTACCGATAACGGCATTGATAAGCTAACAGTTGCCGGTATCGTTGGTTCATATGTTTCTGGTCGCGCAGGGTTCCATCTCTATAACGGCGGCGCGACTGCTGAATGGTTCATTGGTCAGCCCAGCGCGGCAAGCCATAACCTGACCTTTAGCAAGTTGGTATCCAGCACTTATACCGACTACGTAGCAATTGACAGCAGCGGCAACGTCGGGATCGGCAATACCAGCCCCACCGTCACTCTCGACGTTACGGGCGGCATCAAGACCAGCCGAACCGCTGTCACCTCTCCTGCGACGAGCGACGGGAATATCTTCTCAGGCACGTACACCCCGACGCTGACCAACAGCACAAACGTCGATATTTCTAACTCGACTGCATACACCTGCCAGTACATGCGCGTTGGCGATGTCATTACCGTATCCGGCAAGGTTTCTATCGCAGTCATCGGCACGGGCATAACCCGCCTGAACATGACGCTGCCAGTAGCCAGCAATTTCTCGGCGGACGAAAACTGCGCTGGTACGGCTCAAGTGTCGTATGCCGGCGTATCTACGAACCTCGCTGCTCAGGTTAAGGCCGACATTACCAACGACAGGGCGCAAATTCTTTACTTTGGTAACGTTACCGGCGCAGCGCAAGATTTCTATTTCACCTTCACCTACCGCGTCATCTAAGGAGACTGAACTATGACCGTCACCAACACTTGGGCCATTGTCCAGATGGACGCCTACCCGGAACGCAACGGCGATACCGATGTAGTCTTCAACGTCCACTGGACACTGACTGCCACCGATGGCACCTACACCGGCTCTGCCTACGGCTCGCAGGGCGTTACGCTTGACCCGGACGTTCCGTTCACACCCTACGCCGACCTGACGCAAGAGCAGGTGGTTGGCTGGGTGCAGAGTGCGCTGGGCGATGAGCAGGTCGCTGCCTATGAAGCCAACGTTGCCAAGCAGGTTGCCGACCAGATCGATCCGCCGGTCGTGACGCCGCCGCTGCCGTGGGGTGCGTGACACGCGGTCAGATTTCGTGATAGTGACCGTCTACCAGTTTCACGCAGCGGGAGGCTGTTTTGGCTAACGTAAAGATCACGGACCTTACCGCAGCGAGCACCCCGCTGGCTGGTACGGAGCTTCTGGAAATCGTTCAGGGCGGCGAAAGCCGTAAGGTGGCGGCCTCTGATATCGCGGCGTCGGCATCAAACGTGCGCACGGTTGCGACCGGCGGCACGGGTGCGTCCACGCTCACGGGCTACGTCAAGGGCAATGGCACGTCGGCGATGACGGCGGCTGCGACGATCCCGTTCTTGGATCTGGCGGGTCGGGCGTTCGCTCAGCCTTCGAGCTCGCAAGATCAGACTGGGAACATTGCGGCGGGAACTGCTGTGACGTTTAACACCGACCTGACCGGCACTGGGATCAGCGTCGAAGCCAGCACGCAGGTGAAGTTCACGGCTGCGGGCACGTATATGCTCGCACCGTCGATTCAGTTTGCGAACTCCTCTGCGTCTGACCAAGACGTGACTGTTTGGTTCCGTAAGAATGGCACCAACATTGCCAACTCGGCTACGATTCTCACGGTTCCAAAAGCGGCAGACGGAGGCTCTGCTGTGTTTAGCCTGAGTTTCTTTGATACTGTTACCGCAGGCCAGTACATCGAGATCATGTGGTTGCCGGAAAACGTGGCCGTAACGATTGAGCATTTCGCAGCAGGCGCCATCGCGCCGGCAATTCCGTCGATCATCTGCCCTGTGATGCGGATCGCCTGATGATTGAGGAACTCATCTCTCGCGTGTTTTATGCGCGCAATCTGGCGCACTTCGAGCATTGGCGTGCGAAGGGTGACGGCAGCTATGCCAAGCACAAGGCGTTGGGCAGGTTCTATGACGGCGTAATCGACGCTATCGATCCGCTTGT